TGTGCCTAATCCTAATTTGGTTGCAGCATGAACCATACCAAACGAACCAGTTGAGGTTGATGAACCACTTATGTTTCCGATGACTTCTAAAGATGTATTTGGTGAAAGTGTGCCTATACCTACTTTTACTCCACCATCTAAATCTACGATACCAATGCCAGCTGTGGTGCTATCAGCCTCTAATATATTAATTCTATTATCACCAAAGTCACTAAGAAATTTTGGAACATTTCCACCACCGAAACTAAAGTCTGTATTCCCACTTAAAGAACCAGTAAACTGATGTGTGTCATCATCACTATCACCAAATATTGTAGAGCCGCTACTAAACGACTGGGTTAATTGTGTTACAGTTGACTGAACTATATAGTTTTCTGCGTGAATATCCCCCTTAACCTTTAAAGATCCTGTAATCGCTGAACTATATATTTTCACTTATATTCTCCCTTATTAGTCTTTAATAAATATCAAACTTAAATTTACTATAAATATTTTCATTGTAATTTCTTCTCTAATTCTTCTACTTTTTGAGTTAATTCTTGTACTGTCTTTGTTAATACCGAAACCAAACCTACGACATTTACTGATTTATTACCTTCTTCACCTTCAACTAATTGTGGATAAACCTTTTCGACTTCTTGTGCTATAAATCCTATTTGTTCATCAGTTCCCTTTTCTTCCTCTTCTTTCCAATTAAATGTAACTGGATTTAATTGTTTGACTTTTTCATAACTACTTGATATTTCAAAAATATTTTCCTTTAGAGCAATATCAGAGGTATCGTTGAAATCTCCACTAATCACACCATCACTTGCTATTGACATTCTAGCGGTTGTACTTAAATCACTACTATCAGCTATTACGAATGGATCGCCTGTAGCACTATTATCAATACCCATTATGAAGTTTTGACCAGAGATATTGAACATTATACCGGCATCACCAGCATTATTAGTCTGAACTAATATTCCAGCCGTGTCAGTTCCGTCTGTTTGTAAAACGTGTAATGGGAATACAGCAGAATCACCTCCAAAAGTTGGTTGTTTGTGAAATCCAACTGATAGGTGGTCTGCAGCATTTATTTTTCCAAACGAACCAGTTGAGGTTGCTGAACCACTTATTGCGTGTCCACCACCAGTATAATGAATACCATCACCTGTGGAATCTTGTTGAAGATTTAATAATGTTGTACCAGTTGCACTTGCATGGTCATTCGTGATGTCTATTAGTTTTCTAGTTCCACTATTTGAAGAATTAGAATAAAATCTTGCAATCATTCCATTCGCTTGTAATGAACTTGCATTTACATTTATACCTTGTCCACTTGTTGCATCTGTAACGATTTCTAAAGCATAATCATTTGCATTCTGATCAATTTTTAATGCAGACGCTGCAGCGTTTTGTTCAATCAACATACCTCTTTGGGCAGCATCTTGTTTTATTTTTAATGCTGTTGCTCCAGTTGCACTTGCATGGTCGTTTACTATTTCAACCAGATTCCTTGTATTTGTGTCTGAACTATTTGAACCTAAATACAAAATTCTTCCAGTTGTTAAGCTATCCGCTCCATCTACCATTAAAACAGAACCAGCAGTATTAGTTGGTTGAGGTATGTAAATGCTTGAGTTTGTAGTTGCTTCTGAATCTATATAAAGTGCAGCATTATTACCATCTTGATCTATTTCCAATCCATAATAACCTTGATCCTGTTCAATTTTTATTCCAGATATTGCACTAGTAGCATTTTTTACAGATAATTGAGCTGCAGTAGGATCGGTGTCTCCGATGCCGACGCTTCCTGAACTATTAATTACCATTCTTTGAATCGAATTAGCTGATCCAGAACCAGCGGTCATAAAAATTAACTCACCTGGTACAGAATCTACTTGTGGTAATCCTGTTACTTTCGCTCTGATCTCAGCTGTATTAGACCTTAAATCCGTTCCATCGGCAGAACTAAATACGAGTCTACCTACTAAATCATTTGCTTGTACAATCGTGTTTGATCCAGGTGCAGTTCCTCTTGTTTTTCCCAATGAAATCAATGATGGAGCAGCGTCATTTGAATTCTGAATCATCGTCATGACAGCGCCATATTCAATATCCGATTCTATTTGTAAAAGACCAGGATAATGACCTACTTGATTTTGTTGGGTTTGTATTGAACCAGCACCAACAAATACTTTACCAAACGAACCTGTTGAGGTTGCTGAACCACTTATTGCATGTCCAGTTCCTCTGAACTCAATACCACCACCAGTGCTATCATTTTGGATATATATGGGAGTTGTACCTGTTGCACTTGCGTGATCATTTATAATTCTAATTAATTCTCTACTATTTGAATCAGATGAGTTTGATTCTAAAAATAACATCCTACCAGATGTTAAACTATTTGCATCACCTATTCTTATGATATCACCACTCGTCTGTGCGGGTGCGTTTAAAAATATTCCTTGTTGAGTTGTTGCCTCGGTATCAATGTAGATTGCTGCCTTATCACCGTTCTGATCAATCTCTAATCCATAACCAGCACCATCTTGTTGAATTTTTAATGTTGGTTGGGTTGTAGCTGTATGATTA